TGATCATTATTAAATGATATATAAATTTTAGTAGGATCAACTTTTAGTAAAACATTTAGAATTGATACGCTAACCTCTAATCCAAAAGTAACTATAGTATTTTTAACTCCAGCTTCCCATAGAGATAAACAATCACCAATACTTTCCACCAAGAATACTTCTTTAGATTTTTGAATGTCATCAATATTCAAGAATAAAGGATAACACCAATTAATCTTTTCTCCCAAGTGCTTCCATTTGATCTTGCTTTGAGAATTTAAATCTCTTCCAGAAAATCCTACGATATCTTTTTTACTATTAAGAATTGGAAATACGTATCTATTTTTCATTTTGCCATTATCTGCTACTCCACCTAAAAACAGATTTAGGGTTTCTTCTGATACTCCTCTATTAATCCAATAAGCATGATCTTTTTTTAATTTTAAAAGTAAATCTTTATCAAAAGTTTTTGCAGATTTAATCTTTGGTTTTTCATCTTTAAGTACGGTACTTGCAACAAAGTTTTTTTCTTTTAACCATATTTTCGCTTGATCTTGAGTTTCTAATTTTAAACTGAGTTTAATTAAAGTAGCAAAATCCCCACTTATGTTTTCTTTGAAATCTACCCAGTTTCCAGAATCTTTATAAATTCTTAAAACAGAATCATTATCGCTATCTCTATAGATTGGTCTTGTTCTATATTCTTTTCCGCAATCTTTAAGTGAATAACCTATATTGGTTAACACTTCGTGAATATTTACTCCGCTTTCCATTGTAATGCCTCGCTTATAGTTGGAAAATTTTTAACAAAAATACTTTTACATTCATCTGCAATTAATCTGTGTTCTTTTTGAGTATTATTTTCTGTTCTTAAATCAATATAATGCACCCAGCTTCTAAGAGATCCTTTCATATACATTGTCGTTTCTGTAGTTAATGGAAGAATCATTCTCGCTACTTCTTTCGCTATTCCTCCTTGAATCATTTTATTATAAGCTGTAGTTGAAGCTTCTATCGCTTCTTGTACGGAAGTATATAAATCTGCATATCTTAAATCTGTTGGGTCTAATAAGTTCTCTCCTACTTGACGATTTTTATCTCCTTGTAATCTAAATTCAATATCTTCAAAATCTGTTGCAACACTATACCTTTGGCTAAATTCTTGAAAACTAAACGATCTATGTCTTAAAATTTGTGCTGCAATTGCTCTACTAGTTTTAATTTCAATCGTCATATCAACCATTTCAAATGGACTCCAATGTTTATGCTTTATTAAGAAACTAAGTAATTTTGGCGCACTTTCAGAATTCATTTGATTAGATGGATTACTTACTCTGGCGCAGTAAGCGACTAAATCTTCTGCATTTTGTAATCCTTCAATATCTGGTTTAGTTATAGATATTAATTTTACATTCACAATAATTCTCCATCATTTGCGCTTTGGTCATTTAATTGATACTGCTCTCTTTGTCTTGTTGCGATATCATGTAAAGATCCTCGTTCTTCAATCTTAAAGTTTTGTACATTGTAATTTAAATAATTTTGTGCCCATGTCTCTTTGCCAGTAGGATCTAATCTTCTAACTAAATCTTGATGCCCAGCTGCTTCTCTACCTTGGAATCTAGTTTTAGTTGGAATAAGTTTATGCGTTCCAAATTGTTGACCATCTAAAGCTAATTCGTCTAGGGTTTTTCTTCTGAAAATTGCTACAAATGAAGCAAACCATTGTAATCTATCTGATAATGAAATAGCCGAGCTATCATCAACGACTGCCGAAGCGTTCCTATTGAAATTTTCTCCAGTTCTATTAAGTTGCATGGCTGTTATAATCGGACAATTAATTTCCTCTGAAATTCTTTTAAGTTTATCAATCTTATCTCCAATAGCTTGATGCTCTGCCCAATTCTGTCCAACCTTTTCTCCAGTTAGTTTAATATAATCATAAGCAATCAGAGCTTGATTTCCTCTTCCTACTTTTGATAAATACCATCTGCGAATCATTGAGCAGATTTGATCAATGTTCTTGCTTCCAACATGATAATGATAATGTTCATAATTTTTGACATGAGCCCAAGCTGCTCTAACTTTTTTAGTCATTTCTTCATTTTTCCGCCAATTTCCAGTTTCAAGATGCCACATTGGTACATCTGATATAGAAGATACCATTCTTAATTGAATATCAAAAGTTTGCATCTCTGTATCTAAAATCAATGTTTTGACTTTGTTCTTTGGATTCTTTGCTACATTAAAACATATATCATTTATCCAAGTAGACTTTCCTTGGCCTGGACGACTTACAATTGCATAAATATTTCCATTCTTTAAACCACCATAAAGTCTATTGAACTCTGGATAGCCAGTAATTAAACCAACGTCTTCTCTAGGATTATTTCCTAATTCTTCAATTATGTCCTCTACCCCTTCAAATAAATTAATTGGTTCGTCCTTTGAGACATAAGATGAAATTTTATTATTATAAATAGAATCTGCTTCTGCGATTATTTTATCAATTGCATCTTCGCCATTTTTTGTTACAAAAGATTTTAATTTATCTGCTGTTTGTATGATTTCTCTACGTATTCTTAATTTCATCAACTCTTTGCAAGCGTTCATGGTAGCTTCTTCTGTTATTTGAGAGAAGGCTAAATTCTCGATATAATCAAATATATTTATATCATCCTTAAAAGATATTCCAAGATTTTTAATCTTTTCTGCTAAAAGTACCTTATCTACTTTTTCGCCTTTATGGGCTATGCTTTTATAAACAGAATATATAGTGGAATGAACTTCATTAAAGAAATCGGTATCATTTAAGAAAATATCTACTTCTGCAAATAAATTTTGATATTTAATTAAACCACTTAATACATGTCGTTCTACTTGAATAGAATAAATCATCAACAATTATGATACTATATTAAAAATTAAAAGTCAAGTTAATCTTCGTCTTCTTGGTCTTCTTGGTCATTTTTTCTAGCAATTAAATCTGTTGTGGCTTCTAGATTAAGTTGATCTACACTTTGACTCCAAGTATTTAAATAATATAAAAGTGCCATAGCATTTATTTGATTATCAAACTTTGTGAATACTTGAGGATCGCCTTTATTTGAGAAATTAAAAAGAACATATCCACCGAAACTGCATTCATCAATTTGCTTTAAAAGTGCATCTGGAAAATTGAATTTTTTCTTATTAGTCACCACCTAATTTTACACTTAAATAATTAAAATTCCACACTTTTCTTCTATATATTGTGGTGATAAAGTTTTTAAATCAGATTCGTAGACTTGAAGGAATTTAAATTCATTCATTTCAAGCCATTTTTCTTTTTTAACATCTCTTTTAATGCTTTGAAGGTATTTAAATCTAGAATTATCGTGAAAAAATTTATTAAATGATTCATGTTGATCGCCTTGTATCTCTACCGCTATCTTTTTTGTTGCATTTAATAAATCAACTTTAAGCATGCTTCCATAGACTGGAAACTCTTCGTAAACAATGTGGTTTTTCCAATAAGGATAAAAAAATTGCTTAAACTTGTATTGTAGTTTACTTCTACTCTTACCTTCCCAGTTTATTAGATATTTCCTTACATTTTTGTTAACGAGAATTCCGTTAACATTTAATAATCTCATGATGCAAGAGTTTGAATAAATTTATTATAAAAATAATCAACAATGGTTTTATTTTCTTCAAGATAAGACCTAAGATTATCTATGCCTTGGTGTTGCTTTTTAAGTTCTAAATTTTGTTCTTTTAGTTCAGCAATGATTTCATCTGAGAATGTTACCCATGCGCCTTTTGCTGTGGCGAATTCCCAAGAAAGAATTTGGTCAATTACCTCATATTCTTTCCATACTGATGAACCATCTTTGCGACCATATTTAATTGGATATTGGACTTTTGAATTTGTAGATTCATTAGTTGACTTTTTGATTGAGATCTTAACATTATGTCCAATAATTTTATTCTTTACTGCATCATATTTTTCATTTGGCTTTTCAAGGATAAGATCTTTATTAAACTTTGGTTCAAACTCTAGAATCCAATTAGCAAAATGCAATAACGCATTTCCACCCGTGGCTGTAGTTTGACGAATGTCTTTGTTCGCAGCGTAAGGATCAAGTTTAATGTCTGATCGAACTTGGCTGATAAAAATAGCCATATGACCACGCTTGGAAAGAGCAAGAGAAATCTTTTTCATTAACATTGATGATATAACTGCTCCTCCTGCGACTTTTGTTGCTTCAGTCATGCTTTTTTGAGAATCGCCTTTAGTCATTAATCCGTCAACTGAATCAAGAATAAACATATATCTTTTATTCTCATCGTTGGATTGAATAAGATCTTTCATTAATTCTGAAACGGTTTCAAAAATATTGCATTCAAATACAAAACAAGTTCCATCAACCCATTCTTTAGGGTCAGTTACAAACTTAATTCCAGAACGCTCTTTAATTTCTTTGCTTAATCTTCCTTCCGCTTTAAAAAGTAAAGCTCTAGAACTTTCTACTGACTTAAGAAAGTTCTTTGTAACTTCAAGTGCTTCTGAAGTTTTCCCACCTTCGTTCATTCCAATAAATCTATGCAGCCCTGGGCATAAACCACCACCTGTAGCGATATCCAGGTTTAAACTACCAGTAGATACCTTGTAATATACCTCATCTTCAAAATTATAATGATCTTCTTTATTGTCTTTTAAAAATGATAATAGCCTATCTGATGCGCTGGGGCCAGTATTATCTGCTGGTTCTTGTTCTTTAGGTTTTCTTCCCATATTAAGATTGTAGTATATTTATATTAAAAAATCAAGTCAAATAAATTATATTTTTTTATAAGCTATAAATCCATCCCAATAATCTTGTCCTTGATGGATTTTTATAATCTCACAGGATATTTCATCTATTTTTAAAGATGCGAATCTTGGTATTTCATGAGATTTGATATCTTCTATAATGTAAATACCATTAGTATTTAAATATTTATGT